TACGGAGCGCCCGGACAATCTGAGGAAAAACTTGCAGAGATTATTTCGAGACGTATCAATAGTGAAGTTGCTAGGAAAGGGGCGGCTTGGAGATGAGACACTTACTAACCATAGACGGAAAACCGACTAGCGACTTTGGAATTTTTATTTCCGGGGTTGGGATTTATAACGCTCCTGAAAGGGATGTTGATTCGGTCAGCATCCCCGGACGGAACGGAGACCTGACCATTGATAAAGGCCGCTTTAAAGATATTAAAATAACATATCCGTGTTATATCGTGCAGGAATTTGCGGATAAGTTTAGTGCTTTTAAATCTTACTTGCTGAGTCGGAGAGGACATTTCCGACTTGAGGATGATTATGACGCAGATCATTATCGGAGAGCATATTATAAAGACTCAATCGAGCCGGAAACACAAATACTTCACAGAGTCGGAAAGTTTAATATTGCTTTTATTTGTGACCCAAGACGTTTTTTAAAATCCGGGGACAATGTAAATGTCTTGGCATCAAACGGGAGTCTATTTAATCCGACTTACTACGATGCAAAGCCGTTAATCCGTGCTTATGGCACTGGAAGCTTTACGGTTAATGATATTACGGTCACTATCACAAGCGCCGACGAGTACACGGATATTGATTGTGAGATTATGGATGCTTACAAGGGCACAACGAATTGCAATGGAAACATTCAGACTACGGATAATAAGTTTCCAGTGCTTGTGAGCGGTCAGAACAACATAACATTAAACGGTGTAATGAGAGTGGAAATTACTCCAAAATGGTGGACGGTATGATACCAATTATATTTTCAGAAAACACTACACAATTTAACACTAACGGGATCGGTCGGTTATCTGATGCAATCTCATGTGTAATTACTGAGGAGCGTAACGGTCAGTTTGAACTTGAGATGGAGTATGCGGCTGAGGGTAAGCATGTTGAGGATATCGGATATAACAAGATAATCCTTGCGAAACCGTCGCAGGAAAACACGCTTCAGGCTTTCAGGATTTACAAAATTGAGAAGTCTATTATGGGCGGGACTATTATGGTTAATGCTCAACACATTAGCTATCAACTTGCTAATATTCCGTTAAAACCATTTGGGGCATCCTCTCTCGCTGATGCACTAACCAAGTTAGTTAGTGAGAGCATGGAAACAAACCCGTTCACATTTACATCAGATAAAACATCAACAACGGCTTGTGGCTCAGCGACTCCGATAATGTGTCGCTCAATGCTTGGCGGACATGAGGGGTCTTTACTTGATGTTTACGGCGGAGAATGGAAGTTTGATAATTATACTTGCTCGTTGCTGAGTGCAAGGGGTGCTGATAACGAGATTACAATCCGATACGGAAAGAACCTTGTTTCGCTCCAGCAAGAGGAAAATATCGCAAACACGATAACGGGAGTTGTTCCATTTTGGAAAGCTACCGATTCAAATGATTGTGTATATGCTAACCCAGTATATTCGAGCAATGCAGATAATTACCCATACAAGCGGACAGAAATAATTGATTTCTCCGACCAATTCGAAGCAAAGCCAACATCGGCACAATTAACGGTAATAGCTCAACAGTACATCGAGAAAAACAACATCGGTCATCCGTCAGTAAGCCTTGACGTGGAGTTTGTAAACCTTGCCGATACTGAGGAATATAAGAGCATAGCACCATTAGAAAACGTATTACTTTGTGATACGGTTACAGTAATATTCGAGAAATTAGGTATTTCTGAAAAAGCAAAAGTAGTGCGAACTGAATATGATTGCCTTGCTGAGAGATACAAGTCCGTTGAAATCGGCACTATTCGGAGTAGTCTTGCTATAACTATCGCAGACCAAGGCAGTGCAATAGAAACCACACTCGAAAAGTCGAGGGAATTTATCAAGGATGCAACAGGCTGGCTAACTAATGGCGCTGGTTATGTGGTAGCAAATAAAAACACTGATGGAAGTTGGAAAGAGTTATTATTTCTTGACCAACCAACAACCGCACTTGCTACAAAGGTTCTGAGAATAAATGAAAACGGCATCGGTTTTGCATCGGGTGCGGCAGGAACATTTGATTCGTGGATTTACTACCAAGCATGGACGCTTGACGGACATTTAAGTCTTGGTGGAGTAAATAATTCTTATGGATTCTTCCAATTACTCAATAACTTAGGTGTTGAAATAGGTCGATGGGATAACCAAAGAGCGAGATTTTATGATTCCTCTTGGCGTTCTCAGGTAACAATCGGCGGAAATGTTGCGGGAATACGTGTCGAGGATAAAAGCGGAAATTCAGCCGACAGAGTTGATATTGAGCAGGGTGCAATCGATTTACGAACAGATTATGGAAATAATGACGTTTATGAAATGTCTTTAAATGGTGCGGGTATTTTAATTGGTGACAATGATGCAACAAACATAACCGGCGGTGAAGTATCGGTTACAGATGGAACAGATACTACATCGGTTATGCCTGACGGTGTTTATGTCAACGGAGAGAAAATCGGACAAGGTACAGGCTATACAGGAACACTTGATGATGTATGTACTGACATTGATGTTGACTTTGAAAATGAAGAATATTCCGCTGACGTGCATACACTTGTATTTGAAAATGGTCTGTTAGTAAGGATTGAGTAAGGGGGATATAGATGGAAACACAATATATTAGTCTTAACATGACACCAACGGGGGTTAATCCTTGCTTTCATATTTCGCAATATGACATAGGGCGCTCACTTGGATTTATAATTTATAACGGCTCAGAGGTTGTCGACCTTGACAGCTACACTTGCACCATTGAAGCTACCCGTTCTGATGGTGTGGCTATCACGGCAAGCGTTACAACTGATGATAATATCGGCACTTTCGAGACAACCGCAACCATGACGAATAAAGCCGATAAATATAAGGCTCAGTTTGTTATCGTGGATGGAAACTCAAAGAGGATTGCTTCATTACCATTTAATATGGACGTTGTTAAGGCGGCAATGGATGAAAATTCCGAAAGCATTGAGGAAGATGCTAGTCTTTATCAGCAATACACCGAAGCGGTTCAAGGTGCAATCGCTGAAGCTAATGCGGATATACAGGCAGAGGAAAACGCTAGAATTGCGGCGGTAAGTGCCGAAGCGACAGCGAGAGCTAATGCCGATACGGCAGAAGCTACGGCGAGACAGACGGCGGATAATGCTTTACAGGGCAATATCAATTCAGAAGCATCAACAAGAGCATCGGCAGACTCTAATTTGCAGTCTCAGATAAATCAGATTATTGCTCCAAGTGGTGAAGCACCAAGTGCCGCAGAAGTGCAGAACGCTCGTATAGGTGCGGACGGGGTGACGTATGATACGCTGGGAAATGCGATAAGAGGACAGGTTAATGATTTAAAGAATGCAATAAACTATAATACAAACACTGTAGGCGGACGGTTCAATTTTACAAGTACGCCTGTAACATCAAAAATATGGTTGATAGGTGGGAAAACGTATCGTGTAAAAAAAGTCTCAAGAAATGAAAGCAGTGTTAGTATTGCTATCGCAGGTGCGCCATCAACGGGGAACACAATGGCACTTACTTCGGAATATCAAGAGTTTACACCTATAGATTCCGGATATGCACAGGGGTGGAAAGGCGGCCCTTCTGTCGATTTGGATACATATATCGTAATAGACGGAATGACGAACACCATTAAAGAAATTGAGGAAACCATTGATAAGTTACGGAATACGCCTATCCCAATTGGAAATTTATTCGATATAGCATCTTTTATGTCAGAAGATTCTGTGTCAATGTACTATTCTTTGATTTCGGACGACTATATTGGGGATGCATTTAAAGCTACGAGCATGGATGCACGAAATGAGAGCGATATCGAATATAGAATTGCTTTGAAGGAAGGAGTTGAGTATTTTATCACATCTGATTATTATTCAGACGGTGCAAAAATACAAATATACGATCCGGATTCGGCCACTATGGCTTACAACGACGTGGTTTATATAAATAATACTTTTGTTCCTTCAAAAACAGGACGCTATACAGTAAAAATATATGCAACATATGCTAGTCAATACCCTGTTTCGGTTGCGGGTTTATACATCGGAAGCAGGGAAGAATGGATATTTAATCATAAAACATGCCTGAAGGTTCATCCATCAAATGGTGAGTTTGATGGCTTTAGACTAATTGAAACGCAACTTCAAAAGCAATTGCTCTTTAAGAATGTATATATGATCGAAGTGCCTAATTCGAGATTCCCATATATTTTGTCAGATTCTATTAAAATGCGAAGCGGTGTCACTCTCAATGTTGCTAAAAATGCTATTATCAAATTGGGCAACAACATAAATAAACCTATGTTAACCAATATTACTCGTTCTCCAGGAGCATCATATGATGTAGACATTTCAGTGGTTGGCGGAATATGGGATGGAAATCATGAAAATCAGTCCAAATGGAGTGGCAGTACAGATGGCACCGGTGACCTTGTTGTTGGTATTTGGTTTACAGGCGTATCCGGTTTGACATTAAAGAATATGACTGTACGAAACACAAGAACATATGCAATGCTTCTCAATAATCTTTTTGACGTAAACATCAGCGGGTTATCCGTGTCTGGTGGAAACACAGCAGTGCATCTTTATGATAATGGAGACGGCATACATATATGTGGGCCAATCCATAACATGTTAATAGAGAATACGATTATATCTTCTGATGATAATGCTATAGCCTTAGACACAGATTTAGGTGGAATACATTCCAAACCAGAGCATGATGGTGACCCTGATTATGATTCCGTAGGGGAAATCGATAATGTATATATTCACAATGTACGAATTTATAACCCAGAGCACGGCCAAGGAATGTTGTTGCTGTCTGGAGACCATAAAATATCGAATGTGACTTTCGATAATATCACAGGTATAGCTCCATATTTTATGAATATAGATCACTGGAATGCAGTATCAGGATATAGCGGGACATATGAGAACATAACATTTAGAAACATCAATTTTACATGGTGGCTAACAGGAGTTACATTTTCATTTATAGTAGCAATTGGACGAATTAAAAAACTTCTTTTAGAAAATGTGAATTTAACAGTATACACAACAGGAAACAGTGATATAGATAGCCTTATTATGATAAAAAATAGAAGCGCTGGAGATACGGAAATAGATGACCTGATAATTGAAAATGTCAAAATAGATAGAAAAAATACTTACCATGAGCCATGGCAAATCATCGACTTTAAAAGTAATACAAAAGCAACAAATGTGGTATTGTCAAAAATTACGCACAATTCCGATGATGAATTTTGCACTCCAATAAAAGCCGTGGATGCTGTCTGTAAATACTTAGATATCGACACATCCCACTTCAAATCCATTGGAGAAAATGGCTACGTACTGCTTTCAGGCACAAGTGTGTTTAACAATATTATTATAAGCAATAATGTTTCTGACAATAACATTGCAAACAACGTAACGACGCAAGATTCTGCACAAGCGGAAAACGTAAAAATTATTTAAAGGACACTTTAAATTAGTAATTGCATCGAAAAGATACACGATAACTTTTTGAAATGAAATATTAAAACACTTATCTTTTTTAGGGGAGGAAAGCGTCAAGAAATGGACTTAAAGGAAATATTTGATAACTTAAATCTTGGGAATTTGTCAATAATTTGTTTCTTGGCGCTTTCTCTTATAGAAATTAGTCCGATTAAGATTAATCCTTGGTCGATGTTGATGAAGTGGATTGCAAGGTTACTCGGAATCAGCGACTTGAAAACCGAAATCGTACAAGTCAGAGACAGGATGGACGAACTGGAAAAGAAAATCGACCAAATGCAAATTTCCAATGACGAAAAAAATCAGCTAAAGGAAGCATTGGCGGCACGTCGGAGAATCCTACGATTTAATGACGAGTTACTCCAAAAAGTCCGACATAGTAAGGAAATGTTTGACGATATTTTGTCGGATATCAGCGATTATGACAGATACGTCAGAATGCACCCTGATTTTGTGAATCAAAAGGCTGTGTTTGCGGAACAGAATGTTGGTAA